TTAATTTATGTTGAACAATAGCACAGCTGACTGGCTCAGATAGAAACACATATACATGTGCACCTCCTGATTTAGACCGTGCTACTACAAAAGGCAGTTCATTAGTTTGTATTAACTTAGTTACTAAATCACTGTGGTTTAGAGGGTATTGATCGATATCAATAGCACCCCAAGTACAAGTATTATTTTCAGTAATAGGTATAATACCTAATGAACTTTTGCCTTCTAAATGATTTTTCCAAAGTTCTTGTAACCGTAGATCATCAATATCCTCTGATATGATACGGTATCTTCCCTTTTCTTTTCCTATACCGTTACCCTCTTCTGAAACGAAAGAGCCATAAGCCTTTCGTAAACCTGCGAATAACTGTGCGAATTCCTTTGCTATCATAATAAAACAGGGGCAGTTTTCACTGCCCCCTTATACCTAGAACGGTACTGAGTCGTCGAGATCGGTGCTTGTTGCACCTTCTTGATCAGGTTGTTTTACTTTTACATCTCCTGATCTAATACCTTTTAAGAAGTTACTTGCTTCAATAAGAAAAGGCTTACTGTTAACAGCTTTATCTAAACCAATAGACCAACCATACCAAGAACCTTGGTCGTTCTGTTCACCTATAGTTTTTACTAGATAACGAAACATGAACATTGGGGCTTCAACTAGATCGCCTTTACTATTCTGAACTTTCCTTTGTTTCATCTGACTAATCCACTTTCTCGCTTTACTTAGCTGAGTCGATGTCATAGTAAGAACGGCTTGTTGCCACTCGGTTTCTTCTTGGTTAGTAATCATAACATAGAATTGGGCTGTCTCTTCGATATAATTACCGTTCTCTAAAACAAATTTATTCTTATCTGTCTTTGTACACTTACTAAGTATCTCTCTAGTATGATCAGGGTTAACTAAACCACCGCCACTATTATCACGAGACTTCCACTCTATGTACTTCTTTTGATAGTAACAAGGAACAACGATAAGTCCTTCGTCGCCATCAGTACACTCCGAAGTAACAGTATTATAAATGTGACCTTGCTCTGCCCCCTTTACATACTTACCATCGTTCTTATTAAGTTGAGGACTACCTGATTGAATAATCCTTATAAAAGGAACAGAATAATCGTCAGTAGTTGTTTCTTCTAATCCTGTACCTACATTTAATATATCGTCATCTACTACCATAATAGCTGACTCTTCTTTTTTTACAACTGCTTGTGCCATTTTTTCCTCCTATGACTTTGAAATTTTAGTTGTGAAACCACTATACAAACCAAATAGATTAACAGGAATATCCGTTCCCTTTTCCATTTGTTCTCTAGCGAATGATTTTAAAGTGGCATGGTGAACGCCCTCTTTAGTAGTATAACTTTGCCCCATACTATCTAAAGCGGACATGACTTCTACATACTTATTGTCACCTCTGCCAAACTGCGAAACAACTTCACGCTTTATGAGTTCTCCGAAACCGTTTTGTTCTAACCAAGAATGTGCTTCGTTTGCTCGGTCTTTTGAGATATGAGCCGTAACAAAAGGCTCAACCTTTACTTTAGTTCCGTCTTTTAATTCAAAACTAGATAAACCAACCTCTGCTAAAAGGTCAGGTATTTCTTGTTCTGCTATTTGTCTTATTCTAAACTTAAAGTCTTTAATAGATTCTTCGTAATCTTTTACTTCCTTTTGTTTATGAATAAGTTCGTTAGCCAACGTCGACAACCGATTTAACTCATCAGTTGTTGCCTTGACATTTAAGGTGTTTATTGCCTCACCACTGAGGATATCGTCAAGATTTTCCATCATACTCTCCAAAGTATTTTAGGTTAATATTTATGGGTAGATATAGTGCTTCTTGTCTATCCCACTTTAGCATTTTAAACTTCCCATCATTTACATGGGAAGCTATACTGCATGCTATACCAATAGCAGCAGGATCTCCCATGAGCAACAAGTAGTCGTCATCGGAGAACTCATTTAAGCCTTCTCGCAACCGTGCAACAGTTGGAGCAGAACTAAATACGATTTGTCTATTAGGAGGTAGTAGTGTTCTTATTCTGCCAAACCTCGTAGCACCTGATATATTTTTAGTGCCGAAGTCTTGGACTACATACACTGTAGTGTTTTGTTCCATTCTACTTTCTCCATTTATTTAATTTAACTTACTATATTATTATATAAATATAAATAGGTATTTACTGGTAGCCTAATGTAATTTTAAAAAGTTTTTGCTTTTTTATTTTTTAAAAAGCTCGTCATAATCTCATAATATCATAAGAGCATACCTAAGTCTTTGTTTTTACTGAATAAGTACTCTATGAGATTTGTTTTTACAATATGATAGATAAAGGGTCGTAAGCAACTTTTTTCATAAAGTATATATATCTCACTAGATATTATTATAGTATAGTAATTTTAGAAAGAAGAAGGAGAGAAATTTGTTTAAGTTTAAAACTAAACCGTATAAGCATCAATTAGATGCTTTAACTGTTTCCTGCGAAAAACAAGAATACGCATTGTTAATGGATATGGGAACAGGAAAATCAAAAGTACTAATAGATACCATCGCACATCTTTACGATAAGGGCGAGATTAATTCAGCTTTGATTCTTGCACCGAAAGGTGTTTACAAAAACTGGGTTGGACAAGAGATACCAAACCACTTACCTGAGCATATAGAATATAAAGTTGCTTATTGGGCTTCGCCCTTAACACAGAAGATAAAGAATCAGATAAAAAGTATTTGGGATCCAGAGTGGGATCTACATATATTTGTAATGAATATCGAAGCATTATCAGGAGGTAAGGCTTTAGAAGTAGCAAAGAAGTTTTTGTTTAGGCATAAGAATGGACTTGGTTTTGGATCGTTATTAGCTATAGACGAATCGACAGTAATAAAAAACCCTAAAGCAAAAAGAACTAAGAATGCAATAGATTTAGCAAAACAAGCAAAGTATAAAAGAATACTTACAGGTTCACCAATAACTAAATCACCTTTAGACTTATATTCTCAGTTTGCTTTCCTTGGCGAATCAATACTAGGCTTTAAATCATATTACTCTTTTTGTTCTCGTTTTGCAGATATGATTCGTAGGTCTGCAGGAACACACCAATATAATCAGATACTTGGGTTTAGAAACTTAGATGAACTCACTGATCTTATTAAACCTAATTCGTTTAGAGTTACAAAAGAACAATGTCTAGACTTACCAGAAAAAGTATATACAAGACGATCTATTGAACTAACTCCTGAACAGAAAAAAGTATATGAGGAAATGAAAAAGAATGCAGTTACTATATTAGATGATATGGAACAAGTTACTGCAAACGCTGTTATAACTCAGCTATTACGACTTCACCAAATAAGCTGTGGCTTCTTAAATACAGATAGTGGATCTAGTGTTGAACTAAAAAACAATAGGCTAACTGAACTTCTTGGTATCTTAGAAGAAGTAAATGGAAAAGCAATTATATGGGCTAACTATAGACACGATATACTAGCTATCCAATCTGCTCTTAAAAAAGAATATGGCGATAAATCAACTGCATCATACTTTGGCGATACTCCAGGAGAAGAAAGACAAAAGATTGTCGAGTCTTTTCAAAACAACGACGATCTTAGATTTTTTATCGGTCAACCAAAAACTGGGGGCTATGGTCTTACCCTAACTGCTGCTAATACAGTAATTTATTATAGTAATAGTTATGATCTTGAGGTAAGGTTGCAATCAGAAGACCGTGCACACAGAATCGGTCAGGAACAAAAAGTTACTTATATTGATCTTGTTGCAGAGAAAACAGTTGATGAAGTTATAGTAAAAGCATTAAGACAAAAAATAAACATAGCTACACAAGTTCTAGGAGAAGATTGGAAAAAATGGCTGATTTAATTAAAACATTTAAAGACTTGAGAAAAGAAAATGACTTGACTCAAAAGCAAGTATCGGAAGATACAGGTGTTAGTGTCATTACAGTTTATACTTGGGAAGCAAGACAAAGACAACCAACTCTTGAAAACTTCGATAAAGTATTAAATAAAATGGGATATGAATTAAGTATAAAACCATTGGAGGCAGTTTAATGAATATTGATAGACTAAGAGTAGAAATAGAAAAAGACGAGGGTTGTAAGTACGAGGTATATTTAGATCACCTTGGATTACCTACTTTTGGAATTGGACATCTTGTGACGGAGTGGGATGACGAATATGGGAAAGAGGTTGGTACTACTGTTTCTGAAGACAGAGTTAATAGCTGTTTCGATAGCGATATTCAAGTTACTATTGAGGAATGTAAAAAACTATATGATAACTTTGATCAAATACCAGAAGAAGCACGTTACATATTATGTAACATGATGTTTAATATGGGCAGACCTCGTCTTTCTAAATTTAAGAATATGAATAAAGCGATTGCCGAAGAAGATTGGTTTGAAGCAGCAGTTCAAATGGAAGATAGTCGTTGGCATAAACAAGTAACTAATCGTGCTAATCGTTTGATAGAAAGAATGGAGACATTAGGTAGGATCTACCAAATACCTACTTAGTAAGTCCTTTTTGTTTCTCATATGTTCTTAATCCACCAAGTCCTAACATTCCCATTAAGACTGTCATAAGGCTACCCATATCGAATGTTGGTAGTTCAGGTATAACTACTCCTAAATAGGCACAAAGAAACATGGTTACTGGTGCAAGAACAAAATGCCAACATAAAGCTACTCCACAAGTCCAACCGATAAATGGTCGCCATCCAGCCACAAATATCGATTTATGTGTAGCTTCTGCTTTGTTTATCTCTAGCTGACCTTTTGCTAACTCTTGAGCATGGTTTTCAGCCATAGTTGCCACTTCATGTGCCAACTTGTTCTTCATATCTTTATCTTCTATAAACTTACCAAGAAGATTACTTACTGGTCCTATTAACGCTGTTAACATTATTGTCTCCTTTATGTTCGT